GGTCGTACTGCGAAGGCTGGCTCTCCGGCAGGAACCGCGAGGGCCGGTACTGCCCTCTCATGCCAGGCTCTTCTGGTTCTTCTTCGCCCCATCCGAACAGGCGGCCGAGGAAACTGATGCCCTGAAGCGCGGCGGGTATCCACATCGGGTTCACTAGTACATCACCCCTCCCTGTGGCATCATTGGCCCCATCGGCTGTGCCGGTGCGCCCATCTGCATCGGTGGACCCATCGGCTGTTGCGGCTGTGGTTGCTGTGGCTGTTCCGGCTGTGCGGCGGCCATCTCCGCCTCGCGCTTGTCGGCGCGGCGTTTCATCTGGTCGCCTACTGTGCCCAACTGGCTCAGTGCCAGAATGTCGGTCGGCTGGATAGGCGCGTCGGGCGCGACCCCGCCCTGAAGTTCCATGAGGTGTGTGAGCTGGTCTATCTGCGCCTTCTTGGACAGCGGCTCCCAGACCGCTTCCTTGATGCGCACGTCGAGTCGCGTAGCGATGTCCTTCGGGTCTACCTTGACGAAGTAGCCCTGCTTGCCGTTCGGGCGTATCTGGCCGTCTTCGTCACCGATACTGTCGGCGGCGAGTTTCTTCAGTGCCTCGGGCAGCGGGCCGACGATACGGATGTACCGTTCTTTCGTGTAGAACTGCGCTACGGTCGCGCCCATCAGTTCCGTGATGCGCTGCACGCACCTTGCGCGGTTGTTCGCACGGGCACGTATCTTCACAAGCTGCGACTCGCGGAGCTGCTCGATAACCTCGCCGGACGCGGGGTAGCCCCTCGCGCCGGGCGGGATCACCTGCTGTATCTCCATAACGTCGTCTATGCCCTCGGCTGTGCGGTCGTACCAGTCGAACAAGTTGTGGCTGATGGCTGCGGGCGGCAGGCGGGTCGGGGGCGCGTTCGGGCGGCAGTTGATAATACCGCCGCTCTTACTACCCATCGTCTGAAGGTCGCTGTTATCGACCCCGGAGTTGTGCGGGTTGAGCCACGGGGTCGAGGTGTTGAGGTGCATGTTGTTCTCGATGATACTGAACGTGACGTTGTGCGCTTTCTGGATGGGGATGGCGTGCCTGATACTGGTATCGCCCCAGAACCGTTTGGGGTCCAGTTCGGCGATGTCGCGTGCGTAGGGCCACTTGCCGTGGTCGTACGGGTTCTTCTTGTCCTTGACTATCTGCTTGCCGAGCCGGACGATGAGCCGACCCTTCGGGTACTTCTTCTTCTTGCTCTTCTTGCCCTCGTCGCCTTCGGTGACTTCGATAGCGTCGTCGCGTACCCACCACTCTTCTTTGAGGACCTTCTTCGCATCTTCGTCACCGGAGAAGAACGAGTCGGCCGGGACCTTGCCGGTCGTGGTGGTTTGCAACGCCTCGTCGTAGTCGGACACGTTGTACATCGTGCCCTCGGTCTGGGTGGTGGTATCTTCGAGGTCGCCCATATCGGCGTTCTTGTTCTCTTCGCCGGGGTCCTTCGGTTTGAACCCGTACTTGGACTCGCACTCCTTGATGTCCACCCACGACCACGCGCACATCCAGCGCGCGTCGTCGAACTTCGTCTTGCCGGGCTCCAGTATCATCTGGTCGGTCGGCCACCAGTCCACACGCATATCGCCCAGTCCGTCGTTAGTCTTCGGGTCCCAGTGGACCTTGAACAGTCCGGTACCCAACCGGTCGGCCATCATACCGCCACGGTCCAACGTCTCGGGAATGCCTAACGATTCCCAGTACATGTCCTTGGTAGCGTTCTGGAGCGCGGCGGTTACTTCGTCGCCCGGCTCGCGTGCCTCGAACTCCGCGCCTATGTGCATCTCGTTCACGAGGTTGGCCATAGTGCGCAGGTTGCGGCCGATACGGTTGTCGGTGTAGGTGACTTCGAGGTTGCCGTCGTACCCTTCCCAGTGCTTGCCGAGCGCGAAGTTGGTGTAGTGCTTCCAACGCCTGCAACCCGCGCCGGAGACCTTGTCCCGGTCGGCGATCCCGGCGGCGTGCATCTTGTCCAACTGCCTGTTGATGGCCGCCTCGTCCGAGTCGGACAGGTGCTTAGGCCGTGCGACTTTGAGTTTGTTGTCTTCGGTCACGCCTGACCCCACTCCTTAGTTCCACTGTGCGCGCGTTGCATAGCGCGGTCGTAATGCGATGCAGGTTCTTTCCTGACCCGCACCCCGGCGGTTCTGAGTGCTGCGTCGATATTGCCGCCCGCTTTCTCGATAGGGGCACTGCCGTACTGCCACGAGAGCATGGCCTGTAGTGCTATCATGGCGGCCATCGGGCAGTCGTCGCGGCACCCGCTCTGCGCGGCGTAGCGGTCCTGCCCGCGTCTGTCGATGTGGACAGCGAACGTGCGGCACTCGTTCACGAGCCGTGTACTGTGCGGTGTGAATCCCGTGCGCTCCCAATTCTTTATCTGCAGTGCGAGTTCCGATACCATGTCGGACTTATTCGTACCGCTAGTGTGCCAGCCAATCCGTTTGGAAGAGACCTTGTCGTCTGCGGTCGCGCGATTCTCGCGGTAGTAGAGATTCGGGTAGTAGAGGCCGCGGAACAGCCGGGTTGCTGTAACACTGCCCATATCGTTGTCTTCGGGCACAACCAATGCTTCGTTGTAGAAATAGCCCAGGTCTGACGACACGTCCGCAAGCTCGTAGGGGTCGATATGCCCGTGCCACTCTGCGACTTGCTCCACGCCTTTCCAGACGGTTGCTACCGAGTAGTCGCCGTCCACCAGCCCCTCTGCCACGTCCACGGCCACGCAATAGTCTGCTCCCTTCTCTGGCATACGGTAGATTTCAAGGTTGCCGTGCAGTGACGGCGCGAAGAACAGTTCGTCGTCCTCGGTCTTGAGGTCGCCGCGCTTGGTCGGCCAGTCTTTGCAGAACAGGTCGGATTCGAGGAAGTGCGCCAGTGCGGGCAGGTTGAAGCAGGACGAACCGGTGAACAGGAACGCTTCAACGTCGGTGAGCGGGTACTGCTCGCGGAACTTGTCGATGTCGCCGTTGAACTCGTCGTTTATCTTCCACCTGCGCCACATCACCTGCGCCGGTGTCAGGTCGTGCGCGACCATGAGTTCGAGTTCGTCCGCGTCCGGTTTGAAGTTCATCGGGACAGGCCGGGCGTATTCGGGGTGTACCTTCCACGGGATGAAGCGCGGTGTGAACTTCGACTTACCCTCGACAGCGCGCCAGTAGGTCTTGTTGTGCCAGTTGCCGATACCCTTCGCGGTGGACTCGACGATAACTTCGCAGCCCATCGCTACGGTCTGGAACAGTTCCACGAGCGGTGCGAACTTGAAGACCGGATCGGACGCTTCGCTGATGTGGATGCGCTGGATGGTCTCGCCGACCTCAAGCCCGCCGCCTTCCATCGCGGTGTTGGCGGACGCTATCATGATGCGCGACCCGCCGAACTCGTCTGTGAACTGGAGTTCCGTTGTGGAATCGACCGCGAGTTCGGGCCTGCACCACTTCGGCATGCGCTTGATGTAGTCGCGTATATCGGACAGGAACCGTGTAGGCAGTTTCTTCTTGTGCGCGATGATGAGGATGTTCTGGTTAGCGTTCCTCAGTGCGCAGAAGAGCGTTTCTGCGAGGAAGTACCGGGAGAACCCGCCCTGCCGGTACTTGAGAATGAACCGCCAGTTCGGCAGGCCGTTCTCAATCAGCCACTTCCGGTCCTCCCACATCTGGCGTTGGTGCGGCCAGAGGGCGAAGGGCCGCAGGATGCCCTGCTTGTCCTTGATCTTCAGGAAATACTGCGCGAACAGCGGGAAATCGTCCGTCAGGAAGGCGCGCTCCAGCAGCGGCTCCAAATCCTGCCGCTGCGGCGATGGCGGCCTGTGTATTAGCGAGGGCATTGGCACTGGACGGGCGCTCCTTGTGGGTCTTGGGTGCGTGGCCCTGCATATCCAACGCGTAGATAGCGAGGTCCTTGAACTCGCGGGCAGGTGTCTCGGGGTTGGTCAGGCGTGTAGCGATGAGCTTGATGATGTTGGTGAGGCCGCAGTCCGACTCCAGGAACTCGGCACGGATGCGGTCCTGCGCGGCTTCACGGACAGCCTCGATAGCGAGTTTCACATCGTCGCGCTGGAACCACCGGTCGCCCTTCGCACCGGCGGTCTTGAGGTCGGGCCACATTTCAACGCCCGCCTTGCGTGCGCTACCGTGCTGCCAATAGAGTCTGGCGAATTGAAAGTGCTGGGCGGTCGGGCTCTTACTCGTCGCGGGCGAGGAGGTCTTCGTCTTCGTCAACTGCGGCGACTCTCCTTCCGAGGTTCGCGTGCCCGTCAAGCTGGAGACGCTGGAGGTTCTTCAGGTAGTCCTCGCGGGTAAGGTGTTCCTGCGGGAGCATGCCCTGTTCGACCATGTTGTGCTTGCGCGCTTCCTCGTTCATAGCCGTTACCTTGTCAGCGACCA